CTATAATCAGGAGAAGACCCTGCCCACTATTGATTTCTATGAGGTTGGCGATACCTGGGCTGAATCTACCCCAACCTTCGAGCAGAAAACGGCAAACCTGAAGATTATGGGTGGTGATGCCGACGTCGATAACTTTCTCAAGGCGACCCGCTCTAATCTCCAGGACCTGGAGGCAGCCATTGTTGAGCTTAAGGCTAAGGCACTCAAGGATAAATTCGAGGAGATCTTTATCTATGGCGATGCCACGACTAGTCCCAAGCAGTTCGACGGTTTAAGATTGCTCATTGATACCACCTCTGCCAGTGACCAGGTGATTGCGGCTGGGGCTAGCGGAGCTACCCTTACCCTATCCATGCTTGATGAGCTTATTGACGCGGTAAAAGGGGGCAAGTCCAATATACTGCTGATGAGCCGTCGCTCCAGGCGTAAGATTAATGCCCTGGTCAGAGCCGCTGGCGGTATGATGGAGACAGACCGGGATAAATGGGGTAATTTTATCCAGTTCTGGGACGGCATCCCTATCGGTGTCAATGACTGGATATTGGATACCCACGTTGTTGGCAGTAGTGTTGAGACCGACACTACTGGCGGCACCTGTTCTACCATCTATGCCTGCCAGATGGGAGAAGGAGCTCTTTGCGGGCTAACCGGTCCCGGGCAACTAACCGTGGAGCCTATCGGCTCCCTGGAGACCAAGGACGCTTCCCGAACCAGGATTAAGTGGTATGTCTCGCTGGCTCTTTTTAGTGCCATCAAGGCAGCCGCTCTCATTGGCGTCCAGGATTAAAGTAAATCTGGGGAGGGGGGTTTTAGCCCCTCTCCCTATAGGGGGTAAATTATGGGAGTTGCAGTAATAGAACACATTGAGCATCCCTTTGCCAAAGGAAACTTGACCTCGGACGGGGTCCAGTGGAGTGCGGAAAAGACTACCAGCGGCGATGACTATGAAACGGTGGAAGAGGTCACCGTTACCCCGCCGTTATTGGGAGCTATTATTGAGTTTGAGTTTGGGCTTACCGCCGCGGTAAAGTCCGGCGGTGCTACTGAATCGGTGCTTTTCAAATGGCAGGCAAGAAATAAAGGGGGAACCTGGGTTGACCTTCATAATGAGGTGACTTACTCTGCCGATGCCTCAACCTATAAGGAATATACCTATAGTGGTCGTTTCAAACCGGTAGCTAACTTCAATGCGGTGCCATTTGATATTCGGCTGACAATCAAGTCGGGTGCGGCTGGCGGTGAGAATGCCGTCGGTAAGACCAGGAACTCAAGCTATGTGAAGGTAATCTATTCGGCTTCGTGAGGTGACTGATGGGCTTTATATTTGACCCCAGTTTGGTGCTTTACTTACCCCTCTATGAACTAGATGGTAGCTCCTTTATGTCAAGGGATGCCTACGGGCATTTAGCTACAGTAGTAGGAGCTACTTGGACGCCACGGGGTAGGATTTTTGATGGCTCGGATGACAAACTCGATATAACCAGCAGCCTCCTAAGTGGCACTAAAGACACTGACCAAAAGACTATCGGGTTTTGGGTATCCACCCCAAACACTACAGGACACGGGAATATAGTATGTGTAAGGGATGCTGGCGGAAACAATTGGCAACTTTATAGAAAATCTGCTACTTATGACCTGTATATTCATAGCGATGATATTAACCAAGATACTGGATACGACTATCCGCAAAATAGGTTTGTCCAGATCACAGCTATCATTGATGGAATAGCAGACCAATGGCAGATATATGTCAATGGCCTCTGGGAGTACACTTATCAAGGGGCTAATTTTGCCGCTGATAATGGTGGCAATGCCTTCAGATTGGGTTCGGATAGTTCGGGCTATTTGAACGGAACTTGTGGGGAGGCTTGGATTTACAACAGGCGACTAACACCTGCAGAAATCCAACATAACTTTCTAGCGACTAAGTGGAGGTATAGATGAAGTATAGAGTGAGACTTGATTTGTCCTTTGAGAGAGAAGCTGACGCTCAGTCTTTGATGGATTATGCTAAAAATTTATCCAGTAAGGCAGTTAGCGTCAATGAGGGCGAGGTTAATGAAGAGATAGCCTTCTGTGATTTGGAGGTTTGCCGACACGATGAAGGCTTACCCTGTGAGAAGCTGGAAAGGGTGGAGATCAGGAAACTGACTACCTAGATACAGAGGAGTTAGAGGGGGCGGAGCCCCTCTCAAAAAATACTTCCTCTTGTCAAGGGGAAGGGGATAAAGGGGAGAGGGTTATAAAAATTAAAGGGGTGAGGTAGATATGAACCTAACCGAGATGAGAACTATAGTCAGGCGTGACCTTAAGGATGAGGACGCTGGCAACTATCGCTGGACTAACGATGAGCTGGACAGGCATATCGCTCATGCCGTTAAGGACTTCTCCGGGGCAATCCCCCGCGAGCAAAAGGCAACTAAAGCTACTACTTCGGGGAGCCGGGAGATTGATATATCCACCGTAACCGACCGTATTATGGTCGAAGCCGTGGAGTACCCGGCAGATAAGTTCCCGAAGAGATACCAGCGTTTTTCCCTGTGGGCAGATACTCTAACCCTTCTCGGCAGTGAAGTCCCTGATGGCTCAAATGCCTATATCTACTATGGCAAGCTTCATACCCTTGATGCCTCTACTTCTACTATCCCAACCAAGTTTGAGGACTTGATTGCTATTGGTGCCGGTGGCTACGCCGCTTTCGAGTGGGCAGTATATGCCGTCAACCGAGTCAATATTGGCGGTGATGTAACCCCCGGGGAGTTCCTTGCCTGGGGTAAGGAGAAACTCGACTACTTTAAGACCGAGCTCAAGAAGCTGGGGAGGAGAAACCGGGTGAGAATGCGCTCTCTCTATAAGTCCTACTACTCCCCTGTGTCCAAATCAACTGACTACGGACCATAATAGAATCAGTACGCAACGAGATTGCTTCGTCGCTCGCGCTCCTCGCAAAGACAGCTCCTCGCAAAGACAGCTCCTCGTCATTGCGAGCCAAGCGAAGCAATCTCAAAGGGAGGGACTATGCCGATAAAAGAAGACTTACCTGAAACCAAAGAGGGCTTGCCTGAGGAGGCATTCGCCATTGTCGGCGATTCTGAAGACACTGAAACCTGGAAGCTCCCGCACTATAAGAAGAGCATCTTTAGGGCCTTGCGGGGGAAACTAGATATTGAAAAGACGGTTGACTGGGAGCGGATGCCGGCGGCGGTGGTGGCTCTATCCCCCAGAGGTTACCGTGGGCAGAGGGTAGAGGCCAGCCCTGAGCAAATTCTCCGGGCAGCCAAACACCTGGCTGGGCATTACCGAATGGCGGATAAGCCTCTGCCTGATATCTTAGCTGCCTTGGTATAAAAGAGAGACGAATGCAGGTTCCGGAGAGTTAAAGAGAGGCGAAGCCTCTCTTATTCAACTATCTCCCCTCTCCTTTGAAGGAGAGGGGAAGCAAGGGGGTGAGGTTGATAAACAATCTCTATAAAGCCCTGTGGTCAAGAATAGGTGGTCGTCCCTGGACCTATATATTACGAGATACCTGGCATAAACTTGAGGGTCTCTGGATTATCAGCCTGGTAGCCATAGGTGCCCTACTGGGGCATTGGCTCTGGGGCTTAATCTTCTGGTTCCTCCTCGTCTTTGCTCTGGGTTACGTTGCCGGTCACCTTTTCTGGGGGACAAGGTATGTCCCCGGTCAGCAGGATAATTCTCTTTGAGCCAATTAGCCTCAAAAAGGAAAATGAAGCGATGCGAAGTCTATCATCAACCCTATTAACCGCCCAAAAAGAAGCCACCCGTATTCCCTATGTTAAGGTGGAAGCCGGTAATAAGGTTGCCGGTGTTGTCAGGCTTGACTGGACCAGGCTTTATACTGGCGCCGAGGATGATTACTTTCATGCGGTAACTATGCCTGGCGATGGCTCCCTAATCAGAGCCAGGATAACCCCACCCAGCGACTCCAGAAAGCTCTACCGGCAGCGGGTGGCTAATCCCGGGCCAGGCTCCGATTTCAGTCAGTGGGTTTACGCTAACCAGTATGATGCCGCTGTTGTCGCTTGTGCCTCACTGGGGGCTGAAGTAAGCATATTCTGGATAGATGGCGTTGGCCGGGAAATTTATCGTATGAAGAGCACCGACTATGGAGCTAGCTGGGGAAGCCCTGAGCTTATTGATTATACCCCAACCACTGCCATTTATGGCATTGCCGCTGCTTACAAGCCTAATGGTGATTTGGCTATCTTCTTCGCTGACCAGGCTACCCTCTATGTTAAGAAGCATGTGGCTGGTAGCTGGCAGACTAAATCCGCCTGGGATAAAACTACTGATGACTTATCCGGCGTGGCCTGTGTTTATGATGCCGACTGGAACCTCTTTGTCACTGGCAAGGATAGCAGCGGCAACTTTAAGCTGTGGAGCCTGATTTATGGCGATGGTGGCGATGTGGCTGCGGGCACTTGGTCAGACTTGAAAGAGCTTGCCTCAGCCCCGTCGGGTGGCGACTTTGAATACCATAGAGTGTTTATGGATAAGCCAGATGTCTATCGCATCTTCTACGTGGAGAAGTTTACTGGCACCCAGAGCTATAACCGCCCCCACTGGTCATATACTGTCCCCGGGACTGACTTCCTTGATAGCTTGTGGCGTGAACCGGTTCCGTTTAATCTGTCAAGCCAGTACGGATTAGCCATCGCTCACTACGGCGACTACTGCTGGCTGTCAAAGCCCGATGGTGTCTGGAGAGCCTCTCTGACCGTACAAAGCCTTGATTTAACCGATGATGTCCTATCGTTAAGGCAAGAGCTTACTGAGGCTGGTGGCAATCTCATCGTTGAGCTCAGGAATGATGAGGGACAGTATGCCACCCCCGGTGAGGGGAGCCTTGCTGTCCTTGACATCGGTTGTCAGTTAGACTTCAGCCCTGGATATCGCACTACCACTGGTAATGAGGTCAGTTCAGGGCA